TGGGCATCCTCGGGGATGTGCTCGGCGATCCAGTCGCCAGCCGCTGCGGTGAGCGGCTGCGCCAGCCAGATCGAGCCGTGATTGCGGAATTGTACGTCCATCGTATTAGTCCCCCTTTAGCGAAGGCTAGCGTAAGGATCGGAGATAGCAGCGGCTTTGATTTCAACACCGTTGCGTTGCAGCGCTACCAGTGAGACCGCCTCGCCAGTGTCGATCGTGCGCCCATGCTCTACCGTGAAGCGAAACCACTTGTGTGCGGTTTGCGGGTACGGGGTTTCCCATGAAATCGCTCGACCATGAGCCAGTACCGTCAGCTTGTAGTGGTGGCGTGCCATCGTAATTAGCTCCTATCTGAGGGGCCCGACCGCTTGCTTGATGGTGGTCTTATCCACGGCCGCTTGGCCCAACGGTTATATGGGGGTGTTAGCTAAAACTGCAAGGGGTGATGTTTGGCTAAAACCCTAGCTTTTGACCAGGCCCCGCCAGGCCGCGACTGGGAACGGGTGCGCGCAGGTCTGTGGCGCCGTCTCGATGAGCAGGGGCGCCCGACAGGCGAGGTGTGGCGCGGCTGGCGGCAATACGGCCCGCGGGCGGGGCACTACCCCGACTTCTTTCACTACCGCCGCATCGCCCGCATGGCGCGGGCGGCCGAGAGCAGGTTTGCCCAACAGCTCAGAGGGGTCGGGCGGACGGTCGGCGATATCGTGCGCGGCATCTTTGACCCGTCGAACCCTGCCGACCCAGGCTGGCAGCAGATCGAGGAGGCGCTCGCCCGCTACCGCGGGATGCTCGGGCCGTGGGCCGAGGCGGTGGCAGGCCGCATGCTCGCCGATATCAGCAGGCGCGACGCCTCGGGGTGGCATCGCCTCGGGCTAGAGATCGGCCGCGCGCTGAAACAGGAAGTCGAGCGGGCGCCGACAGCGCAGGCGATGGGGCAACTTCATGGCTACATGGTCGAGCAGATCTTGAAGCTACCCGACGATGCGAGCGAGCGGCTGCGACAGTCACGCGCATTTTCGGCAGAGATCGTACGGCAGATGCGCGGGCCCGCCGAGGAGGCGATGGTCGCGGGGCGGCGCTGGGAGGGGCTGACGCGCCAGGTGCGCGAGGCTGGGCTGCACGTTCAGTCCTCGGCTAACACTGTGGCTCGCACCGAAACGGCGAGAGCGGCGACGACGTTGCAGGCGGTCAGGGCCAAGCATATCGGGTCGGAGCTGTTCCAGTGGCTGCACACAAATGATGCGGATGTGCGGCCGCTGCATCGGGAACTGGCCCGCCGTAATGTCGGGTTTGGCATGGGGATTTATCGGTGGGACGATCCGCCGTTGCTCGATGACGATCGGCCTGGGTTGCCCGGTACTATTTGGAATTGCCGCTGCTGGGCTATGCCGGTTTTGCCGCCTGTGCCTGAGTGACCGAAGGAGGCCGCCATTCCGCTGCTCGACGTCAATGACGCGTTCGATCCCAGTTTTATCGATTACGTGACTGTTTTCCGAATCGCGCAATCGCTTGACCAGCATGGCCGCGTCATCCGCTACAAACGGCGGTTTGACAACATCGCTGCCGTGGTGACCGCTACTGGTCCCGATGATTTGCAGAGAATTCCAGAATACGAAATGATGAACAAATCCATCTCGGTGTATTTCCCCGAGGGGATACGCATTCAAGGCCCAGTGCGCCGCGATATGCCGACGACTGGGCTGCTTGACCAGACTCAGCCAGACGAGCTACTATGGCATGGCAGCACCTTTGTCGTGCATTCCGTTCAGGATTACACGGGATACGGGCGCGGGTTCAGCTCCTGTATCGCGATCTCGATCGATAGCGTCGACGCGCCTCCGCTAGGCGGCGGCTTGGGCAGCGGTAGCGTGCAGGGAACCGCCTAAGTGCCCGATCTCGACCAGATCGGCGCCGCAATCAAAAAGCTTGCGAGCAAGCAACTGCTGGTCGGCATCCCATTTGAGACCAGCAGTCGGGCACAATCCGAGTGGCTCAACATCATGCTCGGCGGCAAATCTGGTCAAATCTCAAACGCTTCACTCGGGTATATACATGAGCGAGGAAGTCCAGCCCGCAACATACCGGCCCGCCCACATCTGATCCCTGGGGTCGAGAAGGCGCTGGACGAGATCAAGGCGCGGCTCACCGCCGCTGCCAGGGCCGCTCTCGACGGCAACAGCGACATGGCCGAGCAGTATATGGGTCAGGCTGGCCAGGCCGCCGTCAACTCGGTGCAGGCGACGATCCGCGCGGGCCTCGAACCGCAGCTCGCCGAGAGCACGATCATCGCACGGCGTTTGCGCCGCCCTGACATCCATTACCGCGAGCGCATCCGCATGGTCCAAGAGATGGAAGCAGGGACGCGGCCAAAGGCCTATCTGCGCGAGGCGCAAACCGCCGAGGCCACCACCCCGCTGATCGACACCGGGTCATACATGCGGGCGATCACCTGGGTGATCCGCGACAAATAAGGCCTTTTCTGAGATCTCTCTCACGCGCGCGTATGCGCGCGAGGAGGCGACATGCCCAGACGACCCAACGGCAGGACCCCAAAGCCTGATGAGCCCGTCGAGGCCAACCAGGCGCTGACGGTGCCGCAGGCTGGTCTGCCGTTCGACATCGCGAAATTCTCGGAAGCCGAGCGCGAGATCCTCGCCAAGATCGGTTTTACTGCGGGCGCCGCGATGGCGGCGGCGCTGCAGGACCGCGCCGACCGCGATCTCGAACGCCTGCCCGAGCACTTTGGCAAGAGCCCGACCGATCTGACCCGCCGCTTCTCCGATCTGCCGCGCCCTGCGCAGGGGGCGGGGGTGCGGCCGCGAAAACCCAACGGTCAGGGTTAGTCGGCGGCATCGCGCGGGCTCTGCCCGCGGGCGGCGGCCATACGGCGCAGTTTGCGGGACCTGCCGCCCCAGCGCAGGCTCATATCAGAGGCCCGCAGACGGGCCCGCGCTTGTAATACGTCACCGCTGCCGTAGCGCTGCAGCCACTCGGCGAGTTCCTCATCGGAGATGCCATATTGCTGCTGCACCGCTTGGCGGGTCGTCTGGTCGGCGTGGACCAGCGCCTTGACGAGTTCGAGTTTGCGGCGCGCCGTCCAGCGGAAGGTGTCAGGGGCCATGTAGCTATGCGACCCGAACGACGACATGAGGCTAACCCAAAGTTGCTTTCCGACTAAACTAATAGCTATTCACGGCACAGATTTATGGCAATCCCCGATCAGGCTCCCGACAGCAGTGCTCCAGGCTATCTGCAGCCGCGCGAGCCGCCCTACCCCGACCAGCAGATCCAGCCTGGCGTCCCGCTGGAGAATTTTTTGCAGCAATGGGTGGCTGGCGTCGCCTATATCGAGGAGACCCTGGTGCGCCCGCGCTGGCAATTGATCCCGCCAAACCTGCCCGATGTCGGCGCCGATTGGTGCGCGATCGGCATCACCAGCACGCGCCCCGTCGGCATCTACCCAGCGATGTGGCCGTGGATCTTTCCCGATCATGGTCTCGTGCAGTATCAGCGCCACGAGGAGTTCGAGTTGCTCGTGACGTTTTACGGGCCGCAGGCCGAAATCTATAGCTCGAACCTGCACGATGGCGCCTGTGTCTGGCAGAACTACAGTGTGCTGAACCAGGTCGGCGTCAAGCTCGTCGAGGTCCACGAATCCAGGCGCATTCCCGAGTTGGTCAAAAACCAGTGGCTCAACAGGGTGGACAAGGAAATCACCTTCCGTAGGATTATCAGAAAGAACTACCCCGTCCTGACCCTGCTCGGAGTGCGGGGCTACGTCCAGGCCGATTGCGCTTGCGGGCCGCCCTATCAGACGCCGTTCACCGTCATGCCGCCCGCTCCCGAGCCGCCGATGACCGACGCGCCGCATGATGGCACGGCCTGGGGTCGCAGCGGCACGCGGACCTGGCAGCGGGTGTTGCCCAGCACGGGCGGCACGATGGAAGGACCGCTTTACACGGCGGCATCGCCCGTGCAGCCCAGCGAGCCAGCCAGCAAACGCTATGTCGATGATCTCAACTGGCCTTTGGATGGGGATTTGTACTAGACGATTTCCTCCCTAACTTGGCCCGCCTGGCCCCCCTGGGCGGGCCGCTTTTCTTGGGGATGAAGTAGAATGGCAAGGACAGCAGTGCTGCGTTACCCGATGACGGTGATCCCGCAGCCGATCGAGGTGCATTACCCGTCGGCGCCATTGCGCCCGTTCAATCTGCCGCTGCCTGTCGAGACGACAACCGAGATCGTGCCGCGCGAATTGCCCGAGCCGCCGCAAGGCACGGGCTATGCCTATGGCCGTCTTGACGGCGAGTGGGTGCCTGTCGTGCGACTGGCAGGGGATCAGTTGACAGGGCGATTATTTCTGTACCAGGACCCCGTTGTCGACCACGAGAGCGCCACCAAGCATTACGCCGATACCAATGGCGGGAGTGACGGCGGCGAGTACTGAGAGAGGTGCGGCGGGTAGTGAAGCTTAGGCCTATGGTGACGGGGACAGCGCTATCCCCGCGGAGGGGACCGAGCAGCTCACCTATTTAGAGAGGGCCGGTTACCCGTAGCCGAACCTGACGCCGCCGCGCGCCTGGCAAAGAACACCCCTCCCTTCCTCGACCACGCCCCGTAGAGCGCGGCGGCGGCAGACTAGCATATCACCCAGGAGAGAGCCAATGCTGACAACTGGCCTTCCAGTTAGCCGCTATGTGAGCGTGTCTGTGAGCCTCACCACTCCTGCGGTGATCGAAGCAGCTATCAATACCGCAGTAATTGTTGGAACCAGCCACGTCATCGATGTCGATGAACGCATGCGCTCGTACGCCAATATTGGTCAGATCGCGCATGATTTTGGCAATGAGTCTGAGGAATACCACGCTGCCGCGGCGTGGTTCTCGCAGATGCCGTCACCCGACAATCTGATGATTGGGCGCTGGATACGCGAGGCGACCCCAGCGATGCTGCGCTGTGGCGTGCTGACCCCCGCCGAGCGACGGCCCGCCGTGTGGGAATTGATCAACGGCGCGGCGGGACCAGGCTTCAAGCCGCTTGGCGAGTTCGAGATCACCATCGGGGCGGGCCCGCCCATTCCGATCACGGGCCTGAACTTTGGCACCATTGTCAACCTGAACGGTGTCGCAGCCATTATCAACGCTGCCGTCGTCACAGCACTGGGCGGCACGGTTCCCGCCCCGCCTGCGGTTCCTGGGGATGTGGTGGTGCATTGGGATGGCGAGCGTTTTGTATTCGCGACCTTGGGGGCGGGGGTCACCGAGAGCATTGGCTATCTGACTTCTATCGCGGGCGGCACGGGCACCGATCTCGCGCCGTTGCTGCGGGGCACCTCCGCAACGGGTGCGCGACGGGTCGGCGGGGCCGATCCCGAGACGGCGCTGAGCGCGGTCGAGGCGATCGACGGTCTCTACAGCAGTCTGTTCTACGGAGTTATCGTGCCAAGCGCCGACCCTGCGATCAACGCCGTCGGCGGTCAGCTCGACATTGCCCTCTATTGCGAGGCCGCCGACCCGCCAAAGTATTTTGGCGCGACCTCGGACGATGTGCGGGTTCTTGATAGTATCATGGCCGATATCGAGCCCGAGGATCTGCCGACCCAGCTCTATCTCTACGGCTACAACAAGACCGCTGTGCAATACAGCACGTCAAACCCCTATGCCATTTGTTCGTATTTGTCGCGTATCTTGACCACGAGATGGCGGGCAATGAACTCAACGATTACGTTGATGTACAAGCGCCAACCTGGTGTTCAGCCAGAGAACATCACCTACCAGGAAGCCGACACCTTGCAGGAGAAGCACTGCAATGTCTATGTCGGGATCGCCAACGGGGCGCAGATCATCCAATACGGGACTTCGGCCTCGGGCGAATTTACCGACACAATCATCGGCGCGGATGCCCTGGCGCTTGATGTGCAGAACTCCCTCTTTAACGTGCTTTATACGACGAATACGAAGGTCCCGCAGACCGATATGGGGATGACTATTTTGATCAACGCATGCGATGCGGTGTGCGCGACTTATGTTCGTAATGGCTATCTTGGACCTGGTGTGTGGAATGCACCAGGGGTGGGCGCTATTACTCAGGGGCAACTGCTGAACCTGGGGTATTACGTCTATGCCCCGAGCATGGGCGATCAGTCTCTGGCGGATCGAGCGGCGCGCATCGCGCCACTGATTCAAATCCTCGCAAAATGCGCTGGCGCAATTCACCACGCTGACGTGTTAATTTTTGTCAACCAATGACTTTAGGTTGTGGGGATTTGAAAACCGACCTGTAGCTGGATCTCGATAATCATGCAGACGTGCTCATCTTCGTGAACCAATGACCTTTAGGTTGTAGGATAGATTGCGCCAGGATAAGGGTTCCGTTCGCAGAAATCTTGGTCTTTGCGGGTCATTTTGTCATTTTTGCTAGAGTTCGTACTGCCATCTAACGGTCGTAGGTTCCATGCGACATGTAGGCCGCGGATCGGATAGCCATCGGCGGTAAGCGGATCGCGCTCTTGACCTATCGGCACAATGTGTTCGACGGTCAGCCCCACTCCGTTGGCTTCACGGTAAATCTGTTCGATAACTTCTTGGTCAGCCCACGACGGATTGGCTTCGGCGGCACGGCGCAATGCGTTGTAGTGGCCGTGCTTACCAGGATTGGCATCAAACCAGTCCTTAGTAGTTTGGTTTCTCCGTTTGCGGTTTCGTTTTTGCCAATCGCTTATCCGCTTCTTCAGTAGGTCCGGTCGAAGCTCACAGTGGAGCAATAGACGAGCTAGATCCCGTTCACGGCGTTCATCGTGCCATTCATTGGACTGTTTAGTCGCCCATTTGTTCCAGGTTTCGGTTCGTTTGCCTGGATGATTGGCGAAATACCGTCTTGTGTTCGTTTTCACGCATTCGATGCACGCGCAGTTAGATGTCTGGCGCGCTGCGAAATGCCCATTCTTGCAAACTGTACCTGGGAAGTAGCGCTTGAGCCCGCGCTGGAGCGCCTCTTTACGGGTGATGATCTCGGGAATACCTGAATCGTCAGCCATTGGCATGCGTCCTCATGCTGGTGGTTAGAGGCCCGTAGCCGCCGTCAACGGCTGCGGGCCTCGCTTTATGTAGCAACCCTGCACTTGATTTCCACTGCGGGCTGTTTGCACGGAAAGGAGGAGTTATGACGAATCCTTACAACCCTTACTACGGAAGTTACTCCTTTATGGATGTAGCTTGCGCTATGAGTGGCCCAGGAACCGATGGTGTGGTTCTAAATGCTCCTATACCGTTTGCTGGGCCCAATTCAGGTAGCGCGGAGGAGGGTGTTACAATCACTCTTAGTGAAGAGACCAACACACAAACGATTTAGTTGTAAGTCCCCCAGATTAGCAATAGTCTGGTGCGCACCCGGTGAAAACGGTGGAACTCCCACGTGGACAATACCGTGCCAAGGTTCACGCTTAACGCGTGCTCAAGGTGTAACGACTATCTCGCGAGAGAGTAGGGCCAAGCGGCCCGAAGCGCCGGGCGACCTCATCAAGAGGCCGAAGATATAGTCTCCTCTGCACAGCAATGTGCAGCAGTCCGCAAGGACGGGCCTGTCGTAGCGAAACAGGCTGAAGATCAGGTGGAGCCGACGGTTCAGTGATGAACAGCCTGCACGCCAGTCGTGCAGGCACAGCCACGTTTAGATTACTAAAGACCTCCCCGATAAACAACGCGCTTATCCAAATTTATAACTATCAGCGCGTGCAATCGAGCCTGTGGGGGCAAAATACGATCACGATAACCGACAAATCGCGCGGGGACAAGTACACCCTCCAAGGTTGTGCATTTGTCAGAATGCCAACTAATAGTTACGCCAAGATAGGTAATACTATCGAGTGGGAGATGCATGTTGCCCTTGTCGATCCAATGCTTGGCATCGGCACAAATTACTGGGTGCCGTACGCGCAGACGGGAGCTGGATCGATGGGGGCTGCGGGGGCGGCCCAGCAGCAGACGGGCCCGACAATACCAATTGGCTAGGAGGTGAGTCATGCTGTCGCGAGATCAGTTCAACCGCGTCGAGGGGGGTTACGACCAGTTTGGCCGCACCCTCGGCGGCGGTCACTTGGCGGATACGGGCAACATCAACCCGCTCGGCCGCGCCGTGCAGTTGGAGCGCGCGGGGCGCATCGCCGCCGACCAGTTGCAGACCGACCTCGACGCCTGCGCGCGGGCGAAGCGCAGCGCCAAGACCAGCGAGATCGCCAAAGCCAGCGATCAGGCGTGGTGCAACCTCAAGGCAGCGCAGTGCCACATCTTGCTGGTCGAGAAATTTCTGCGCGAGAGCAGCGATTACCGCCTCGAAGCCAACCGTTTGGCGGCGACGCCAGGCGGGATGATGCGCGCCGAGCAGGCGCGCGTCATGGCGACGCGCCTGGCTACCATGGCCGAGCGCCACCGCAGGGCGGCGCAAAAGCGTCAGGAGATGGGGCAACAGGAGGCTGCCGAGGTCGAGCAGATGGTGGCGCGCGCCGCCGCCGCTGGTAACCCAGGCCACGGCAACCCTGGTCATGGCAATCCTGGTCATGGCAACCCGCAACCTACCCGTCCGCGTACCATAATCCGCCGCGCCGACCCGCCACCGCCATCACCAGCGCCGCCCGAGCCGCCGCCCAACCCCGAGGCGCCGTCATGAGGGAAGTCGAGATCGACAATCAGTTGTTCCGCATCGCGCCGCTGCCGACGCGTACCCAGCTCTATGTCGTCAAGCGGCTGATGCCTGTCTTGCAGGGTCTGACCCCGCTGTTTGCCCTAGCCAGGCAGACGGCCGACGACAACGCCGCCACCGTCAACATCAATGTCTATGACGCGCTGGCGGCGCTGACCAACACGATCGGCATGCTGTCGGATGGCGACGCCGATTTCATCCTTGACAACGCATTGCACTGCGTCGCTTGGCGTCAGGGCAGTCAGTGGCTGCCTCTACGTGCGCCAGGCGGCGTGTTCATGCTCGGCGCCGCCGACCGCCTCGATGTCCAGTTGCGGTTGCTGTGGGAGGTATTGCAGGAGAGTCTCAGCGATTTTTCTGTCGCCCTGCTACTGCCATCCCAGACCGCGGCGAATGGCCTGGATCAGCCGCCTTTGGCTACACCAACGGTGGCGCGGCCCACAATGGCTTCGAGCCCTTGAGACTGGCCTCGGGCGAGGAATTTCTGTGGCGCCCCGTGGTGGCAGGGCTGTGCAACTACCGCGACGTCAGCGAAAGCCGCGTGTCGCTCGGTGATCTCGCAGTGATGAACGAGCTGCTCGATGTCAAGGACTTTAACGACTGGGCGGCGGCGCAGCACGGGCGCGACGCCGAACAGCCTCCGACGACCGACCCGTTTGCGCGCTTTGGCCCAATGCGTTGACTAGGTAGCAGGTAATGGCAGACGCCGAGACCATCAAAGAGTTTGTCGTCAACTTCGTCTACAAATCGGACGAGGCGTCGCAGCGCCGTGCCCAGCAGGGGCTGCAGGGTACGATGCAGACCACCGAGCAGATGCAGGTGGCAGTCGCCAATCTGCAAAAGGCGCTCAATGATCTCGGTAAGGCGTTTGGCTCGATGGCGGGGCCAGCCACCCAGTTGCAGGCGCACAACAAGGCGATCACCGATTCGTGGGAGCGCGTGCGCAAGGGTGCCGTCGAATTCGGCCGCGTCTCGACCTTGGCGGTCGCTGGGTTTCTCGCGCAGATGCGCGATGTCGCCAAGCAGTACCAGGAAATCGGCTTTATCGCGCAGCGCACTGGGGCGTCGATCCAGAGCCTGAAGGCCTTGGAGCAGGCTTCCAGGGGGCTCGGCGTATCAGCGGGCCAGACGGCTGCTGCGATTGCCCACATGCAAGAGCTGTTTCAGACCCAGCCAGGCACCGAGCAGCAGTTCCTCGGACAGGCAGGGAAATACTTCGAGATCGCCCGCAAGGAAGCGCATCTGACAACGGAGGAGTGGAACAAACTCGATAAGGCGACTCAGCAATATCTCGCTTCGCGTGCGTTTCTCGCCGATCCCAGCGTCCCCGATCACGCGAAGAAGATGTGGGGCGAGAAGTGGTGGGGAACACAATACGCCGAGACCCGCAAGGCCATCGACAACAATAAGGAATACTTCGCCTCGTTCAAAGAAAACATCAAAGCCGCTGAGGCGATGGGCGAGACCGAGGCGAAGCATCAACAGCGCGTCAAGGATGCCACCGCAGCTCAGCAGGCTTGGACCAACCTCGTCGAGCATTTTAACACGGTATGGTCGCAGGCGTTTGGTGACATCGCGCCACTGCTGACCTCGGTCCTTAAGGGACTCGACGAGGTCGTCAAGGTCGTCGCCAAGATCAACAATATGTTCCCGTTTGCCGCGGTGATCGAAGGACTTGGCATAGCAGGCGGGGCGTCCTGGGCGCTGTGGCGGGCATTTAAGGCGCTTGGCGGGGTCTTTGGCGGTGCTGGGAAAGAGGGCAGCGCGTTCAAGAAGATCCTCGACGGGGTCAAAGGCGGTCTCGACGAGACCTGTAAGCAGGATTGCGGCACCCTCAGCAAGGGCCTCGAAGACGCCGCCAAAAAGACCAAGAGCCTCAGCGACAACGCCAAGGATCTTGGGCTCAACATGCGCGCGATCTCAGCCGCTGGGTTAATGATCAGCGTCGTTGAGAAGGGTGTCGAGGACCGCAGAAAGCTCGCCAAGCAGCTCGGCGAAACCGACCCGTTCTCCGAGCGCACCAGCGCCCATCTTAAGCAGCAACGCGAAGAGCAGGTGCGGGCCGCCGTGCCAGGGCTCGGCAAGCTGGTCGACGCGATCAACGCGCCGCGGGCGGCGCTTGGTCTCGAAACTGGGCAGCAGCGTGTCGAGCGCGAGGTGCGTGAGGCTGATAAGGCAGCCGCTGCGCCAACCGCGGCGCAACCCGCGCCTGCGGCAGCGACGCCAGCGGCGACCACGACACAAACCTCGGCGGCACAAGCCGCAGCGGCAGCGGCGCCTGTCGCGGCGGCGGCGGCAGCGCAAGCCGTCGCAACTGCCCATCCCGCAACCCCAGCCGCGCCTGAGGCCCCGCGACGCAGTTGGTTAAGTGAACTTTGGTCAGGCGACCCGCTCAAGCGCGCTGGTGTCAATCTGCCAGGGCCAAAGGTCGGCTATCAGCAGGGCGGCATCGTGCGGGCCAATCTGCACCCTGGTGAGATGGTTCTTCCAAAACCGATCTCGGAGGGGTTGCAGCGGCTCTACAAGGGCGGTGGCGGTCAGCAGGCCCCGCACATGGACCAGAGCCGCATGATCAACATGATCACCAGCGGTCTGCGGCCTGTGCTCAACGAGCTGCTGCAGCATTCGCCGATACTCGGGCAGATCGCATTTTTGCAGTCTGCGATCCCTGTGCTCAAGCGCGGCATGGAGCGCTATGAGCGGCTCGGCCCCGACGAGGTGCGGCGGCAGAGCGAGGCGCAGTTCCGCGCCAGCCCCGCGGGACGCGCCCTCGACCCCGCCTATCAGCAGATCGCGCGCGGGCACGAGGCCCTGGCGGGTCCCGAGGGAGCGGTCGGCCGCAATCTGTCGGATTGGGTGCGCGGTGTCGCGCACGCCCCCAAGGTGATCATCGACAATGTCGACGACTTTGCCAGAGAGCTGATCCGCGGCGCGGCGCGCCGAGGTCGTCCAGAACCGACGGGGGAGCCCACTGGTGTGCCTGGAGCGCCAGGGGCACCAGGAGCCGTCCCAGGAGCGCCAGGGGCGCCAGGGGCTGCCGCAGGGGCTCCTACGACCCTTGGAGGTCGGGTGGGGGCCGCGGTCGGCCGCGCCGTCGGTGGTGCCGAGGCGGCGATCAGTCGGTTTGTCGGCGGGCAGACCTTTGAGCAGATGGCGCCGCAGGTCACCGCCAAATTGCAGCAGGATCTCGGGCTGACGAAAGAGCAGGCCGCGGGCATCGTGGGTAACTTGGGGGTCGAGAGCGGCGGGTTTCGCCAGATGGAGGAAGTCGGCGGCGGCGGTGGGCTCGGCTGGGCGCAGTGGACAGGCACCCGTCGCAAGGATTTTGAGCGGTTTGCTGCCGAGCGCAATCTTGACGTCAAGAGCCCCGAGGCGAACTACCAGTTCCTTGTGCATGAGATGCAGCAGCCCGAGCACCGCCAGTATCTGCAGGCGTTGCGCGGGGCCAAGAGTGTCGAGGAAGCGACCTCAGTCACTCAGAGCATGTACGAGCGCCCAGCAGCGGCGACAGCCCACCCCGAGCGGCGGCTGGCAATGGCACAGCAGGCATTCCGCGCGCCTGCCCCCGAGCAGATCGTCGCAGGGCCGATCACGCCTGGTTTCCCTGGTGCTGGCGCGCAGCCAGGTGAAATCGCCAGAGCGCCAGGGGCTCAGCGGGTGCCGCCGCAAGTCGCCGAGGGCGGGCGGCTGCCTTTCCAGACGACGGGCGGCGGCAAGGTGCTGACCGACCGACCACCTGCTGGGGTCAACCCCGATCTCTTCGAGTCGACCAGGGCGGGGATGGAAGCGTCCTTGCCCGAGGGCTACACGGCGCGGGTGACGAGCGGGGTGCGCAGTGGCGACCCGCGCTCACAGCATTTTGGCGGCAAGGCGCTCGATTGGCAGATCTACGACGAGAAGGGCAACAAGGTGCCCAATCGCGGCGCCGAGAATTCGGGGCTCTATCGTCAAGCCTATGTACACGGCCTCGCGCATATGATGACCAACAAGCCCGAACTTGCCGACCAGATGGCGTGGGGCGGGCATTTTGGCACCAAGATCGGCGGCGGCGGCGTCGAAGACACGATGCATTACGATCTCGCGGGCCCGCGCGGGGGAATGCTCGGCGGCGAGAAGGCGATCAGCGCGGAGCATCGGGAAGCGGCGCAGATCGCGCAGCAGATGCAGGGCGCGCAGGTGATGACGGCGCAGCGCGGCGGCATCATCCCTAATCTGCCCGCGCTGGGCGGGATGATGCCGCTGATCGCCCATGCTGGTGAAATGGTGCTGCCGCAAGCCTTGAGCCAAGGATTACAGCGCCTCATCGGTGGCGGCGGCGGGCCTGGTATGATGGGGATGATGGAGCGGATGATGTTGGGCGGCGGGATGGGCACGACAAATATCGGCGGCTCCCGCAATGTGACAATAAACCAGCACAACACGCATCAGTTTGGCTCGGGTGGTGGCGACCAGCAGGCGGTGTTGCAGCGGTTTAGAGACGTTCACGAGCGCTTGACAGGCGACCTGGTGCGCAACTTCCGCGCGGCTATCGTCTAATGCCAAACATTCTCACCTACGCACCGTTTCTCGACTTGTCGACGGTGACCTTGCCGAATTGGGCAGTCAATGACTGGTGGAACGCCCCTGACCGCTATATCCAACCCGCCGACGGCACGCCGAGAATTCACGCCCAGATCGTCGTACAAGAGGAAGGCTCAGACGACTTAAACATTACCGAGCATCCCGTCAGTCAGGGCGCAGTAATACACGATCACGCCTTCAAGCGCCCTGCTGAGCTGTCTGTGAGAATGGGATGGTCGAGCGCGGCGACCAGCGGCACCGACGGGTTGCGGGCGGTTTATTCGCAGATCCTCACGCTGCAGGCGACGCGTACCCCGTTTGCCATCGCCACGGGGAAGCGGCTTTACCAGAACATGCTCGTTGCGTCACTGCGCACGATGACTGACGCGCGCATGGAATTTAGTTTTATGGCGGACATCTCGTTTCGCGAGGTGATCCTGGTCAATACTTCGATCGTCGTGGTCGGGAACTTGTACAATAGCAATACTGTAATATCGCCCGATATTCACACAGCGACGGTGCCCAGCGGTCAGACACAGGCGATCCCCGCCAATCTCGAATTGTCCGATGCCGAAATCGCCGACCTGCGGCGGTTGTACAATGTGCCACAGCCGATGACCCCGACGGCGGGGTAGCCGATGCCGCAGGTCAGGGTATTCCGCGTTCCCGTTCCTGCGCGTCCTGTGACCTTTACCATCCCGCTCGGCGGCATCCAGTACAATTGGCAGACTTATTGGCTGGTGCCAATGGAGTGCTGGGTGGTCAACATCGCCGACAGCCGCGGTAACCCGCTGATCAATGGCATCCCACTGGTGCCAGGGCTCAACCTGCTCGGCCAGTTTGGCTATGTCATCGACGGCACATTGTTTGTGCGCAGCGACCACGACCCCGATGCGATCCCCGATTTTACCCATCTCGGGATTACCGGGCACGTATTTTTTATTCCGCCTGCGTGAGGCGTCATGCCAGATGATACCTTCCGCGCTGCAGGCGATGTCACCCTCGGTCACAAGCTCGGGCTGACTGACCAGTGGCTGCGGGTGTGGCGTGTCATCCTGTTTGACGAGAACAATGTCGCGTCGATGTTTGGCAGTGCTGCGGTCGGTGAAGTGGTCGCCGAGAGTACTGGGGTGGTGACGGGCGGCGGCTATTCCAGCCAGGTTCCGACAGGGCAGGAGCCTGGGCTCGAAACCTACGCCGCGGGGCTGCGCATCCACTTTACCGTGACCCTGGCCACCGAGCAGTCGCCAAATGTCGCCGAGATCACCCTCTACAATCTCGGTGAAAGCGAATCCGAACGGTTGATGAAGGAGAACACCTACGTCGTCCTGCAGGCTGGGTATCAGTATGGGTTTGCTGGAACAATCTTTACGGGCAGCATCAAGGCGTTCAAGAAAGGTCACGACACCGCTACCGACAGCTATCTTAAAATCTATGCGGGGGATGGCGAACGCGGCATCAACCGAGCGCAGATCGCACAGACCTTCCCGCCAGGCACCGACCCCAAAGACCAGATCCTGGCGATGGGCAAGACGATGGAGCAATACGGGGTCTCGCTTGGCAATGTCGAGGCCGCCGCGATCAAGACAGGCGCCAATGTCCGCGACGAGGTCAGGTTCGGCCAGACCGTCGATCAGTTTCGCGATTTTGGCAGCGCCAACGGTGCGATCTGGTACGTCCTCGATCAGCGCTACAATTGGATCTTGCCGACGAGTTACGACCCAGGTGACACCGTTGTGCTCAACTCGATGACGGGGATGGTCGGTTTCCCCGAAATGACGGCGGACGGCATCAATGTCACGTGTCTGATCAACCCGCGCATTAGGCTCAATCGGCTCATCCATCTGAACAATGACGAGATCAATCAGTATTATACGTTTGAGCCAGGGACTAGAAAGTTGGTGTCGGGCGGCAATGTTCAGTGGCCTAGCTTCAATATAACAAACTACGCCCCAACCGCTGGCTCGGGGATCTATAAAACGATGATGATCAGCTACGAGGGCGATTCGCGCGGTGGCCCTTGGTATCAATACATGGTGTGCGCCGCTGTTGATATGAGCAATTCCAACCCGTTGCTCGCGGCGCTTGGCATGTTTGACTGGAACAGCATCACATAGGCGTTGCAATGGCAGATCCGCGCGAGCGTTGGAACAGCCAGGATGAAGCAATGCGCCTCGCCGTCGACCGTCACCTCGGCACGGTGTGGACGGCATTGCCAGTCAAGGTACTCGAAGACAGCGATGGGCACATCTGTAAATTGCAGAGCACCATCAAGGGCTGGCATGAAGCGGAGGGTGGAGGCACTGAATCGATCGAGATCCCGTATTTTGGCTCGGTGCCGATCAATTTTCCAGCAGGCGGGGGGCTGACGGCGACGCACCCGATCAAAAAGGACGATGAGGGACTGGCGATCTTTTCCAGCCGGTGCATCGACGGCTGGTGGGACAAAGGCGGAATTCAGGAGGAACCCTACCGCCGCCGCCACTCGCTGAGTGACGCCATTGTGATTCCAGGGGTTCGTAACAAGCCCCGTCAGCTCGACCCGCCGCCGAGCACCAACAGCTATCAAATCCGCACCGATGACGGGAAGTTCTACATCGAGCTGCACCAGGACGGCACTGTCAATATTTTTGCCAAGGAAGTGAATATCCACAGCCCCAGGATCAACATGGACGGCAACCAGAAGGGCGGCAAGAACGCCCAAGACTCGCACGGCGATACGCGGGTCGAGATCAAAGGCAGTCTGCATGCGACGCGCGATATCGACAGCGATCAGAACATCACTGCGATGGGCACGATCACAGGGAAGAAGCAGGCTGTCGGCGGCAATATCTCGATGACCACGCACCGCCACATGAATGTCCAAGCTGGCATGGCTACCAGCGGCCCACCGCGCCCTGGATCATAGAAGTGGCTGTATCTGCTGCTATCGATCTCGACATCGCAGGCGCAGGCGGCGGCGCGACACTGGTCGAGCGCGCGGGGACGCCGCCTGCAACGCCGCCGTGGATTGTCGGGCCAATCAGGAACTGGCTGACAGCGCAGGAATCGGCAATCCGCAATTGGTTGGCGCAGCAATTGGGGCAGTTGGGGCAAACCCCGCCTGTGACGACCCCTCCGACGCCGCCGACGACCCCAGCAACCATCCTCAACGACTTCGGCGCGTTCTTTGCAACCCTCGTCACCGCCTACGACGTGTTTTCCACGTCGCAGGGGGCGCCGACGATCCAATTGGTGGCGGCGAGCACGGCTGATGCGATGAACCTGCACGCCAATACTACGGCAGGCAACAGCATAGCGGAAATGTTCCTGTCTGGTACGCTGCCGAATACCGCGACGGGGCGGGTCTATGATGCCCGCCTGCAGATCGTGCTCGATCGCGACGGCATCGGTCGGCTCAACAATTTCTTCTGGCTGCTGCAGACATTTATGGAGTCAGGGGTCTGACGATGATGCGTCGTACCGCCTTTGTCACCTTGCTCATGCTGAGCGGCTGCACCGCATTGCCGCAGCCCCCAGGGCTGGGCATCGATGTCGCGACCGCGTGCAAGGTGTTTAACATTGTCCGCCAGGCGGTCGGGCAACACCCCATGCTCGGCTCGGCGATTGCCATCATCGAGGGATTTGTCGACCCGATCTGCAGCGCCGCAGTCCCTGTCGCGCGCGACGCCGAGACGGGCGAGTGGGTGTTGCACAACGCCGCCGCGCTTGCGGCGGCCAGTGGTCGATGATCCGCTCGCTGGCGCTGCTCGCAGCGCTGGCGTTGACAGGCTGCGGTGGCAGCAGTCCACCGCCGCCGCCACCTGGCAACGCGACGGTCAACTCACTGGACTATCTGGTGCAGGGCCGCAACTGCGCTGGCGATGGTGTGCAGAACCCGTTGCATCAGTCGGACCCGATCACCTGCCGACGGTTTGATTTTGGCCACCATCAATCGACGGAAAACTTTCTGCTGCCTGACGGCAGTGTGATTACGACTTGGGGTTACTATCCTTTTGGGCCCTTTAGTCCTCCCCGAGATGGTGGTGAGCGGCTCGTCTTCGGCCCGACAACGCGGATCGACAGCACCGAGGACGGCGGCACGCCAAACAGGGTGCAATTTTTTGTCGGCGCCAATTGCGGCGGCACGGGATGGGTGGCCTATCGCAGCGATGTGGCGGCGGAAACCCAGCAGCTCGTTGCCCGCCTCAACATCGCGCTCGACGACCCCAATCGCTGCTCGGCCAACAGCCAGGCGTTCACCAGGTACTGGCGAGCGACTGTCGATTATCCCAAGATCGGGCCCGTCGACAGCATCATTTCGGAGCATTTTAACAGCGGCTCATTGGATCGCGCATCAGCGCTGGAACGGTTCTTCTGGGCGTACGGTTGGGGCAGGTTGGTCTGGCAGGCCTTTCGCACCGAGTGGCCGTCATTTCTGCCCCCGACCTGGTCCGACGAGATGACCAGGCGCTGTCCCGATTTTGGCTTCAACACGGTGAACGCTGCACGGCAGTGGCATCTGGTCGATTGTCGGGTGAGCGTCCTGGTCGAGGCCGCCAATGGCTCATTGCGTGGCAGCGATCTGTGGGACCCCGCGCGCGGCGAGCGGATGCGGGTGGCAGTGCAGTAAGGAATAATCTTTGTTTCGGGTTCGCAGACTGGATGACAACCTGCGCGATCCGCAGGCCGTCGGCGGCGACATGCTGTTTGGCCGCGGCAGCGCGAATATTTACCCGCACAACACCGATTTTCTCGTCGACAGCCCTGCGGCGGTCGCGCAATGCGTGTTGACGAGATTGCGTCTGTGGGCGGGCGAGTGGTTCCTCAACCGTTTGGAAGGAACCCCGTATATGCAGGAGATCCTGGGGCACCCGTACCGTACAGGCATCCCCGACAGCGCCATCCGCGGGCGCATCCTCGGGACCCCGTTTGTGACCTATATCGAGGATTACGCGTCGAGCTGGAACCCGACTAACCGGGTATTTGCGGTGTCGTGCCGCGTTTACACTCAGTTTGGCGTCGTCACGCATGCCCCAGCGGGGGCGATAATGTCGCCCTCGGGCGCATTAGTCATCCCGTTGCAGACCTCGCTCAGCGAGGCGCCGCCGCAGGCTCAGCAGCACGTCCAGCCATCGACCCAGCCCTTGCCTCTGCAGGCCCGTTATCTGCCACCGCGCTAAGCCCGAGGCCGTCCGATGCCAGGTCCGTTTCCGCTAACCACGCTGGCGCCGACGATCAATGATTATGGCATCAGCACGGTGCCATTTGAGGACCTACTAGCGTCATTGCAGCAGTCTTACCGCAACATTTACGGCGGTGACATCTACCTCGAACCCGATTCGCAGGATGGTGCGTGGCTGGCGATCCAATGTGCTGCGTTCTACGATCTCGGGCAGGCCATCGCCGCCGCCTACTTCGCCTACAGTCCGAGTTTCGCGACAGGTATAGGGCTCTCCAGCGTCGTCAAGATCAACGGGTTGCAGCGTCTTACCCCGACCCCGAGCACCGTCACTGTGATAGTGGGCGGGCAGGCGGGGACGACGATCACCAACGGCGCGGTGCGCGATGATTTTGGCAATCTGTGGGATCTGCCAACACCGCTGACGATCCCCATCGAGGGTGAGATCACCATCACCGCGACAGCGCGCGAGCCAGGCCAGATCCTCGCTGCACCAGGTTCGGTGACGACGATTGCGACGCAGGTGCCAGGCTGGCAGACCGTCGTCAACCCGACCAGCGCCCAGCCTGGTATACCCGTCGAGACCGATGCACGGCTGCGCCGCCGCCAGCACCGCTCGACAGCCTTGCCCGCGATCACCCCGATCGGCGGCATCCTCGGGTCCCTGGCCAACTTGCCTGGTGTGGGCAGGGTCGAGATCTATGAGAATGACACGGATGTTATCGACGCCAACGGCATTCCTGGGCATAGCATTGCCTGCGTCCTCGAAGGCGGTGACGCGCAGCAGATCGCCGCCGCCATCGCGCTGAAAAAATCACCAGGTTGTGGAACGTTCGGCACGACCTCGGTCGACGTCAACGATCAGGCAGCGCAGCCCAACACGATCAATTTTTTCTTTACCACCGAGATCGAGGTGTTTGTCGACATCGTGGTGCGGCCGCGGCTCGGCTTTTTGTCGGCGACAGGTGACCTGATCCGCCAGACCGTCGCGCAGTTTATCAGCGAAATCCGCCATGGCTGGCCCGTCTACCGCGAGTGGTTGTGGACGCCAGCCAGTTTAGCTGGAGATGTCGCGACCGAAGTCACGGGGCTATCGCAGTTCGACCTGCACCGCCTGGCCGAGACCTATGTCGTCGAAGACATTCGCCTCGGCACCAGCCGCGCCGCGATGGGCATCGATGATGTGATCATCCACTTTGCCGAGGCGAGCTTCGCGACCGCGGCGGATGTCGCGATCATCATTCAGTAAATGATCTTTCTCGCCGATCTCAATCTCGGCTGGTTTGGCTGGGACGAGGAGGGTCTTGGCTGGGACGAGGCCGACTGGGCCACCGCCGCGCAACTCGTCGACGACGCCGAGTTGTGGCGCTATCTCAGCCTCATCATCAGTCAGCACGGCGACCAGCCACGGTATGTCTACACCGTCGCGATCTCGGTGCTGGCGATGGTGCAGGGGCTGCACACCGCGCGGTTGCTGCCGACCCTGTTCGACCTCGATACGGCGACGGGCCAAGCCTTAGACTTCACAGGCCAGTGGATCGGTCTTAGCCGCCGCATCACCGTCCAAGAGACCAATTTCTTTAGCTGGGACACCGACGATCTGGGCTGGGACGAGGCCGAATGGTCGAGCCTCTACTCCGACGATCATGCGACGGTCGTGCTCGACGATGAGCACTATCGCTTGGTGCTCAGGGCACGGGTTGCCAGTAATCAATGGGACGGTACCCGCGACGGGGCCTACGACGCGTGGCACAAATATTTTGCGCCACTCGGCTACCAGGTCCTGATCCAGGACAATTATGAGCGTCAGTGGCAGTGGTTGGCGTGGGACGAGCCGCTTGCTGGGTGGGATGGCACGTATTGGGACAAGGACCAGTTAGGCTGGGGTCCAGCGCGCTGCACTGGCAATATGTGGATGACGATGGTGCTGATCGGGCCGCCGCCCGATCGCCTATTGGAAGCGCTGTTTGCTGGTGGTTATTTCGATCTGCGCCCTGCTGGCGTCGGCATGGGTTATTTGACCACCCAGTCAGGTCCAGGCAGCGAGGACGGCTTCCCGCTGTTCGCCTGGGATGAGGGGCCTGAAGACCCAGTTCCCGAGTGGTTCTCCTGGGATGAGCTGGGAGCGGGGTGGAACGAGGCGCCGTGGTACCCAGTCTACGAGTTTTTCACCTTGGATGGCACCGTCGAACAAGGTCTCGACGCGGGGGTTTGGGTGGGGACCGCCCCGCAGCAGCAGCAATTAGCCGTGATTGAAACCGCGCAACCCCGCCAGGTGCTGCTGCTCGCGGGATGGGACATTGGTGCGTGGCCGCGCGAGATACGACCGTTGCACATCACTGATCGAGCGCTTGAGGCGGCGTAAATGGCTAGCGAGTTCCTACCGTTTGCCCATGATTCTACCGCCAATGTGGTCACCCAAGCGGAGTGGCTGAGCCACCCCGACCGCCCACGGGGCTTTCAGGCTGGGGTGGCACCGTCTGCGCCGTTCAACAAGGTGTGGCGGCAGGCGGTCAACATGGTGGCGGCCATTTCCCAGTTTATTGACCAGCGCGTGACGGGTGACGTGGTTGATGACGGCAATGTGGCAAATTTGGCCACGCAGTTTGCGGAGGCGGTGGCGGCAACGGGCGGCGGTGGCCCCGGCGGCGGCATCAATGATGCCCCGATTGACGGGCGGATGTTTGGTCGCATCAACGCGGCATGGTCACCGATTGAAGACATGAATCTGGATGGGGGTACGTGGTAGATGCCACAAAATGATTTCTTGCCCTTTGCCCTGGGTGCGGGCGCGAATGTGGTCCCGCAGAGCGACTGGGCTGCTGACAGTGACCGCATAACGGGGTTTACCCGTGGCATTGCGCGCAGCGCCAAGGCCAACACCGCGTGGCGGCAGTCATCCTTTGTCATGGCGGCTATTGCGGAAATGATGTCCCGCCGCGGTAAAGACGCGCGTGACAATGGGGATCTGAGCGCGTTCATCAACAACTATGAAGGCGCAATTGGCGAGATTGTCCGAGCGGAAACTGGCTTGACAATACTGACGGCACCGCTTGATCTCTATGTTGCAACCACTGGCAACGACACTAACCTTGGAACCTTAACAGCACCGTTCCGCACCTTGCAGCGGGCATGGGATTATGTACAGCAAAGCGTTCTCGACATGGGTCATAGAATACGCGTAAATGTGGCTCCTGGAACGTACACGCAAGGGCTGCGCTGCTCCAACTCGCCAACCACTACCTACGGGCTGACGTTTGTTGGCAGTCCTGCCAATCCGTCGCAGACTATCATTTCGGTGACACATGGAGCTTGCGTACTTGCTGAGAACGCAGCAATTGTTGGTCTGGACGGGTTTACGTTTGCTGACACGGGCTCGTCTGGGCCATCCGATCCAGGCGGTGGAAACGCCTTGTTGTCGTGGGATTACGCAACAATTTATGCTAGTAATTGCCAGTGGAATGCGATGCATGGGCACGTCTATGCTGGGTGGTTTGGCACGTGCTATGTAGGCGGGCGCTGCATCATTGCTGGGGACGGGGATTCCCGGTATTACATGACCAATTTTGGCCTTATCCAAGTGGATGGCGCACAGTATCAGATTGTTGGCAACCGCAACTTTGGGGTGTGGTGTGCCGCAACAACCTTGTCGTCGTTTGTGTGGTACGGCTTTCAGCCGATTACCATCACTGGCGGCACCGTCACTGGCAAGCAATACGATGTTGACCGCAATGCGATCATCCACAATGGTCAAGCGTTTCTTTTTCCTGGAAATGTGGCAGGGACATCCTCTAGGGGCGGTCTCTATACGGGGTTTGGCGGGCTAGCCGCCGACTTGCCTGAAGGATCGCTGGCAATGGCAATGGAAGCTGGCCCGCCAAAACCAAACTTAATCCAACCGTAAGGGACCAATCAATATGGCAGCAACCATCCAGATTGCCCGTGTGCTGACGGGCGCGCCGCCCCCTGGGCGGTTGGCGGAAGGGGTGCTGGGGGTTGAGATGGCAACGCCTGGCAGCCCGCGGCTGTGGGTTGGCGTGCCGTCGGCGGTTGATGGCAATCAGCACAGACAGATCTCACTGGATCTGCCTGGGCCAGTTCCGCCAATCTTGCTAAGCCAAGGCGTGGACCGCAGGCTGCTTACTGGCAATGGCACAACTGCAATTACCTCACCCAACTGGGGAACCAATGCAGCCACTGGGCAAGGTATAACGGGGATGTATTTTGGGGCGGGCGGCAACAATCAGCCGTATATTGATCTGGCACATGGCGGCGGCAATGTTGGCGCACCGCAAGCAACCGCTCTTGGCGATGTCATTGGCTCATATTTGTTTTCCAGCTATTTTTCACCAACTGCCAAGCGCTTGGTGGCGGGGATGGCGGCGCGGGCCTTGGAGAACCACACCGCCAGCGCTGGGGGAACTGAGATTGTTTTCCAGACCACTCCAAGTGGCTCAGCAACACAAGCGGCAACGCTGATAGTTGGTCAAGACGGCAATATCAGATTGCCGCGAGCGCCAGTGGCAATGGTGTCGGGCGGGGTTCTTTTGCGTGACGGCGCAACGGATGGCGCGGTGCGCGCGTCAGAACATCTCCGAATGGATGATCGGTGGTTCAATCTTTTTGGCGCTGGCACTGACGGCGGCGCGTGCTTCCAGTCGTTTGTCCGCGCCCGTGGCACAATGGCGGCGCGCACGCCCGTGATGAACGATGACCTGTTGGGTGGTTTGTCATTTGGCGGCTACTATACCAACGCTAACTTCAATTATGCTGGCGTGTACATGGTAGCACACACGACTGAGAACTGGTCGGCGGCAGGGAACGGTGCCGAATGGCGGTTTATGACGTGCCCAAATGGCCAAGCACATTTGTACCAGTCGGGGCTGCGTCCAGTAGCAATAATGCGGCAAGACGGTCACGTGGACTTTCCAGTTCATCCGCTCCGCGTGGCATCTGGCGGCACAGGCACCCGCGACTTCCCAATGTCAACCGAGATGACGGCGTGGGCTGGTCTGAGTCATTGTTTGCCGTTTGCCAGCGCCACCAACGCGTTTGCTCACAGCAATATTGGCAACTGGGCCAACGTTCCCAATGGCGGGCGCGAATTGACCATTGTTGGCAAGGCCAACCCGCCTGGTATAGGGTTGGTTCCGTATATCCATCTGATGAATTTTCGCGGTGCCCCTAATAATCCCCAGCCATTGCAATTTGGCGATCTGTTGGGGATACTTAGTTTTGGCGGGTCGCATGCTGCGGGGTTTCCTTGGACTGGGTCGGGTGACCCGTGTAGCATCAGTTGCTCTGCATCTGCTGCGTGGAGCGCAACACATGCGGGTGTTAATCTCCACTTTACCCTAAAGCCAGCTAATACGGTTGCCTCGCGACAAGCTATGCAGTTGGAAAATTCCGCCAATGGTTCCACGCTAACGGTGGGTGACGGCGTCATCGTCCCAAGGTCCCACCTCACGATCTCTGGTGGTGCCGTAGCGTGGTGGTCTTGGGGCAGGTACAGCGATTGGGCGGGCATTTGGGTGCGTGGCACCGATCTTGAGCACCAATTTGGCGGCGGCTGCGTAGCGGCGTATTTCACGCCAACATCCGACATCAGGCTAAAAGAGAATGTTGCGCCCTATACGCGCGGGCTTGCTGAGATCTGCGCCTTGCAGCCGTGCAGTTGGCAATGGCAGCGACGGACTGGGGAGCGGCGGACTTATGGGCTGACTGCGCAAGACGTGGAAACCGTCATCCCAGAAGCGGTCTATGAGACTGACGCCCCAGTTGTGGCATTGCCAGAGGACGCGTCAGAGGAGGCGCGTGCGATGCACGCATTGCCAAGCTTTAAGACCGTTGACATGATGGTGTTGATTGACACCTTGATCAATGCCGTGAAGGAACTTGATGGGCGAGTCACTGCGCTGAACGGGCGCGGCGGATCAGCTCCACGTGCCGCGCAAGCGCGGCATTGAACACCGCAATGGCATCATTGCTGGCGTGATCCAGGGATAAGACCGACGCAACAGCATTGGCCAGCGCCAACAGCGCGGTTGCTGGATCATTGGTCTTTTCCAGATGCTGGTGCACCTCATGCATCAGCGCCAAAGTCAGTTGGTACTCAAGCGGATGGGTGTTATCCATGTTGTTTTCCTTCAATTGGAGGGGCCTAGCCAATGGATCGCAGCAATCTATTCCAAGTCAATCGGCTGTATGATGAGGCCAACGCCATTGGCCAAGCCTTGCAAGGCTTTGACAATGGCGGGCGGATTGTGGCAATGAGCGTGTCATTTGGTCCGCTGCTTGAGCCTACTGAGCAAGCGCCAATTGTGCGTCCGATGAGCGCCATGGTGGACGTATCGGGGATTGAGTATCCGCAAGCCATGGTTGACGCAATCCGTACCAGCTTGCAGCAGCGGCTTGCCGCAATCAACGCTGAATTGCAGCAGCTTGGGTTGACTGGAGCGGCATAGGTTATCCGCGCTCTTGGGAAGGTAGCAATGCATCAAGCAAGTGATATCATCACCATCACGCTCAAGGCCACCGCTGCGCAGTGGCAAGACTTTCTTGCCTATCTGGATATGGGGGCGCACCGCGTGGTGCGCCCGTTTATTGATCCGATCATGCAGCAGGCGCAGGAACAGGACCGCGAGCCGCAAACCGAGCCACCCGCGGGATCGCGCGTGCTGCGTGAAGTGGCGGAATAAGGGGTCGCGATGCCGTTCGAACCGCATGAAGAGATCACCGTCCGCTTGACGGTGACGGAACTCAACGCGGCGCTGCGGCTGTTGCGGCGCCATGGCAAATACGATGTCGTCGCGCCGATCATCGCCAAGATCATGACCCAGGCCGAGGCCCAGGCGGCGACGCGCGATGCCCCGCCAGCCGAGCCGCCAGACCCGCCTCTGCTGGCGCCCAACGTCACGACTTTGACCCAGCCCGCCGACAGCAAACCCGTGCGCCGCGTCGCCCGCAACCAGCCCGACGGCCCGACCCCGCCCCCTTGACGACCCCTCGGGGTTCGGGTATGACCTCGGCGTTTCCACCGAAATCCCAAACCGACCGTCTAAACCGACCCCGCCCCACGGGGTCGGTTTTTGTTTGCCATGCTCCCAGGACCCGCGCTGGGGCCCGCTGAGGCCTCCTTACGCGCTCGGACGGTGTTGGACATCACTCGGCGGCCTTACGCGCGTCCTGGGGCTTCCTAGAGGTTTTCTCGCGGGCGGCGGATAAGTGGAAAATTGCGATAGGCGAACTCGCCATATCGGTTGGTCGCCTCGGCGTCATAAGCGCGGGCGGCTTCTTCGGGGGTGTTGAAATAGCCGATATGATGGCGGCCAATCTGGGCAACCCACCGATGACTATTACCTCGCGAATAAGGATGGACGCCTTTGTATCCACTGGTGTTGTCGCCGCGGGTACTGGTGTTCATTTGGTTTTGGGTTTGCGTCGCAAGGCGCAGATTACCCCACCGATCATCGGTGCTGTCATTGTTGATATGATCGATTGAAGTCGGCCAATGGCCAGTCATCAACAGCCAGGCCAAGTGCGAAGCGGGGTAGCGGCGACTAAAAATATTGATGCCACGGTATCCGAATTTTACGCGTCCACCCCTTCGTATCGAACCTGCGATCTTTCCTGGCATAACTCGACTAACTTTGGCGCTTGTTGGTTTTTTCTTCCATAGAAAGACGCCTGTCGAAGGGTTGTAGTCAAGGTACTCTACGACTTGCTCGCGGGTAAGTTTATCCTTTGACGTTGATTCGGCGATAAATGACATCCCCTGAACCTCTCATATAGGGCCGACAGACCCAGTGCTTATCACCTCTCCGCGCTAAATACGAGCTTACTAAGTGAACTCTAGGGCTCTTACGGCTGTACCCGAGGGGGCCGCGGATCACGGGGTTGTAACGCGGGTCGGGCGGCTGCAGGCGCAAGGTGACGCGGGTATGGTCGAGCAGCGGCACCTGCTTGGCTTTGAGCCGCCGTTTGTTGAGCCGACCAAGATCGATTGGCACCAGGTCGACGATGGGGCGGCTGGCGGTCAACAGCAATAGAACCGCCCAGATCATGATATATTCGCCAATCACATCGGCATCGGCCAGCGCCCGCATCAGCGGGTCGTGCCCGAGCGCGTCGAAGTAGAGTTGGCCCCACTCACTGGGGCGGTGATCGCAAGTCCGCCAGATATCGAGTAATGCTTGCAGTTGGACCGGATTGTCGTGCCACAGCCTGGCGAGATTGCCCTTAAACAGACCCTCAAACCGCGCGGGCGACATGTCAAATACTTGGTCGAGATCAAAATAGGGCTGGACCGCCCCGATATTGGGAATAGTGGTGTTCATCACCGCGGTGGCGCCGCTGTCGAGCAGGTGCTGCGGCTTGTCCGCGCTTGGGTGGGCGCTGGTCCAGGCCCAGGTGGCAGTGCCGCGGCGGCCGCCAGGCTCGGCTTCGAGGAGAAACCCGACCCGACCTGGCATCGGTCGCAGTTCGGCATAGCTCAGCGGCTCGTCAAACTTGGCGCGTAATTTCTGGCGGTCGGCGTCGTCCCATTCTACCCACAGGCGTGGGTAGGGGATACGCAGATGGCGCATCGCCTCCAGCATCACCTTAGGGCGCCCGAGGTTGAGTTCGACCGCAGTACGCGTCGCGTTGCCGTCGAGCAGGTAGCGCGGGGTCCCGATGAGCCGCTTGGCGAGATCGTCGTAGCACAGCAGCACTTTGTCGGGCAGCTTGCGGGGCTCGGCGGCGATCCTCGCCGCCGTCTGCCCGATGGCATCCATCAATAAAATGGCCGTCTCCTCACGCCGTCGGTCGCGCGATGGCGCGCGGCCGCTCGGCCCAGGTCAGCTTTTCGAGCGCGTCGATCCGCTCCGCGTGCCGATCCTGCAAAAACCTGATGATCGGTCGGCGGATGGCGAGCGGCATCTTATCGAGCCACTCGTCCCGAAAATTCAAATGGCCGTGCTCCAGGCGGCTGACTGCCCAGCGGCTGATGCCGAGCAGTTTGGCCAGTTGCGGCTGCGACAGCCCCGCGTCCTCGCGGGCCTGCGCGAGGATCGGCCCGAGTGCCGTCTCGTTTTCTATCGTCATGATTTGCATGCCTTTGTTAGACATTACCACCGCTTCCATATGGGTGGTGTTGGCTAAAACCGCAACTCGGGCGGATCACTGCTCCTTGCCAGAATAGAGGTTGGCGGGGTGCTGATGGCCCTCGAAATCGATGTGCATGACGTTGCAGTCGTGCCGCTTGCACCAGATTTGCAGACCGATCATGGTCCACCCTGCCTCGATCTGCGCCCACTCGCGCGGGCTTTCTCCGCTCGGCAATTCGGCGACGCACAGACGGCAGTGGAAGTAAAGCTGGATCTCGTTGGCAGTGCCAGGCGGCAGCCGTTTTTCCTGACGGCGCCGTGATGTCTGGCGGGTCATGTGGCTTATCCCTTCTCAATAGAACCTGACGAGCCGCTCATACGCCGCATAGACGGCGCGGAACGCGGCGGCGGTGCCGCCGTGGTCGGGGTGGGTGCGCATCGCGGCGCGGCGGAACGCGATCTTGAGACCGTCGATATCGGTGGGCATCTCGTCGATTTGGAACAGTTCCAAATCGGGGTTGCGCCGCCTGCGGTCGGCGCCGCGCAATACCCCGCGGCCCGCCGCCAGCGCCTCGGCCGCCGCGCTCCAGTCGTCGCGTGAGCCAAACCCCTCGCGTAGCGGGTCATAGTGCTGATAGGCAGCATCGGAGAACGAGAACTTGGCGCGCTCGCGGCGCCGCGCCTCGCGCTCCGCGTCGGTCAGCCTAGTGCGCGGCATCGACTGCCTCCCGCTTACCGACACTCAACAGCGCGGGCATCATCGTGCGCAGGTGCTTGCAATGTTTGTGGGCCTTCCAGCCAGGGCAGGAGCAGCCCCACTCGCCGCTCGTCTTGCGCTGGGCGACGATGTAGAGGCGGCTCGAATTCTCCGACTTGATCTGCAAGCGGTTGATCCACTGGTCATTCTCGGGAAGCACGACGGCGCCGAGTTGCTTTGCGACGGTGACGATCAGATCGGTGCCTGGGGTTTTGGCGACGAGCTTCTGCAACGCCTCGATCCCCGTGCCGCGCGTCGCCTTGCCGCTCGTGGGGCGGTACGTCCACTGCGCGCTGTAGGGGTGGCCGTCGACAGGTTTGGCGGTCAGGCGGGCCCCCGAAGGGTGCGAGAACTCGCCGTCGCCACCCGTGAACCCGAGTTCCCGCACCGCGCGGACAAACCGCCAGCGCAATGCACCCGGTTGTTTAGCGTTGTTGTCGCTCATCAGAAGGGCACCTCAGAATCGAAGGGGATGCGGCTGTCGCCGCCGTTGGCGGCGGCGGGTTCGGGCCGCGGGGCAAACAGGTCCTCGGGCGGCTCCTGCGGGGCCGCGCTGGTCACGGGTAGTGCGCGCTGATCCAAGGTGGCGGTGATGACCTCTTGCTTGTCGATGATCATCTGCGCCATGTATGTGTCGACCGACGAGTCGAACACCAGGTGCTGCACCAGCACCGAGCCGAGCTGGCCGATACGGTGCAGGCGGTCTTCGGCCTGACTGACGTTGCCAGGGACAAAGTCGAGTTCGCCAAATACCACGGTCTGCGCCGCCGTCAGGGTCCAGCCGACCCCTGCCGCGCCTGGATAGGTGCCGACAAAGACGCGGCATTCGGGATCATGCTGAAATCTATCGACCTCGGCCTGGCGCTTGGCCATCGAGGGTTCGGCACCCGTCACCAGCGCGGCATCGGGGAACGCCTCGCGCAGGGCGGCGACGACATCGAGGTGATGGCAAAACACGACGACCTTTGGTTCGGCTTCGAGGATCTCGGTGATGTGCTCGATAAGCGCAGGGATCTTGGCGATAGCGGTGGCGTGGCGTACGAGGCTCATCTTCTCGAAGGCGATCTTATTGGCGCTGTGGAGCGCCTTGATCGCGGCCTGGTAGCCGTCCTTGTCACCGCGCGCCTTAGCAGCGTCGGCGGCGGTGTTGGCTCTTTCGATCGTCTTGCGGTGCTCCTCAAACACTGCGCGCTCGTTGGCGACGGCCGCGGCAGCAGCGGCAGGCACGGGGACGACGACGACCTGGCGGCGCTTTGGCGGCAGTTCCTTTAAGACCTCAGATTTGAGCCGCCGAACCATGAACTTGGCGCGCAGGCGCTGCTGCAGTTCTTCGAGGTTTGCTGCCCCCGAGAAATCCCAGCCAAAGCCGTTATGCGTAGCCATCGTGTAACGCTTGGCAAACTGGAAGAACGACCGACCGAGGCCGTCGGGGTCGAGCGCTTCGACGAGCGGAAACAATTCGATGGGGCGGTTGACGATCGGCGTCCCCGAGAGAAAGAGGCGGCGCCGCGCTTTGATCCCTGGTTTGCCTGCCTTGCGGTTGCCGAGTAACGCCTGGGTCCTTTGCGCTTTTGGATTTTTCGCAAAGTGAACTTCGTCGGCGCACAGCATATCCCACTGCCGAGCGTCGATTTGAGGGCGGAATTTCGCGAGTACATCGTAATTGACGATTACGACATCGGTTCTCGGAAACTCGCCGTTCACGATGCCGATCGACAGCGGGCGCATGAGCCACTTTGTCAATTCTCGGGCCCAGTTGATCTTGATGCTCGCGGGGCATACGACCAAGACCGACTTGATCGACGGGTCGGCGTTGATCACGCCGATTGCCTGAATCGTTTTCCCGAGCCCCATTTCGTCACCGACCAGCGTGTTTGGGCGACCGAGCGCATAGGCGATGCCCGCCTTCTGGTAGGGCAGGTATTCGAGCCCTGCGGGAACGGGGATGTCGACCGCGACATTGGTCGCGCGCGAGGCCGCAATCGCCTGGTTGGCCTGTGCGGCTGCCCTGGGGTCGAGCTGGGCGGCGACCGTCGCGTCGGTAGTGAACCAGTATTTTGTCGTCGGGTCGAACTGAAAGCCAGCGGCTTTTACATGGTCCTTAGTTTGCCAATCAAAACTGAACCTAGCGATCCAGCGGACACCTTCCTTTGTAACTCTAATTGGGGTCATCGGGGAACTCCTCGAAAGGCAGGTCTGCGGTTCCCAGCTTGCTCCTTGGCGGTTGCCCACTTGCAGTTGCCAGGTTCGTAGTTGCCGTCGTTATTGATTCGCTCCAAGCTCAGCGATGGGTCAGGTTTTGAACCGAGATCCTCAAGAAAGGTCTGGAAATCTAGCCATCGATCGCAGACTGTGATGCCTCTTCCGCCGTAATCTTTGTAAAATGCGTTCGTTTCGTCGAAACACCGACTTTTCGCATTTAGCCATGCAGAATATTCGGGTCGGTTGTCGACCGAGCGACCGTCGATATAGTTTGGGTTGTTTGGTCCGACCAGAAGAGAGTTGCGGCGGGTCGCGCGTTGGCTAGACATCTCTCGCTGTAGACATCCGCAACTTTGGGTATTGCCGCTGCGCAGATTATACTGCTCTACGACAACTTTGGTCCTGTCAGGGCAATCGCAGATGCACAGCCACCGATAGCTGTAGCTGCCAGGGCGGGCCAGCATACGCGTCACCACAGTAAGGCGACCGTAACGCTGACCCGTTAGATCGGTGCGCTTGCTCATTTCACTACCAGTGGTTGATCGATGTGAACGATGATAGTTTGCGGTTTGGCAGGAAAAACGAGGTCGGTCAGGTGCCCAGCGGCGGCGATTGCCGCCAGCGCCAGCGCGATCATTGCGACGGCTTTGGGGGTCTCCCAACGGGCTTGCCGCCGCGCCTGATCGATCTGCGCCTGAAGGAGCGCCCACTTAGCGCGCTCGCGGTCGTCGGGGGACGGGATGTTCATGTTTCTCCTTCGAGCCGCCGCAGGCGGTCGTCCAGCTTGGTTTGATTGTCGGCAAGCGCCTGGATGATATCGGCGAGCCCGCCGACGGTGGCGACGAGTTGCCGTACCGTGGCGGTCAGCACCCGCATCTCGGAGCGCAGATTATCGAGGCCCCCAGCGGTCTGCCGCACTAGGCGGTTGGTCGCCGCGACCTCGACGCCGATGGTCTCAGCGAGATCGGTCTTGGTGACTATATGCGCCTCGACCCACGCGATGTGGGCCTCGATCCTGTCGAGCTGGATCAGTTCTTCCATTAGCCGTGTCCTGACAGAATGCGGGCGATCAGCCCACCGACGATACCGCCCGCGCCGAGCAGGGCGGCACCAGTGCCAAGACCAGTGAAGATGAGCCGCCAGCCCTCAAACCGTTTGAGTTGGCGCACCTGTTCGGTGCGCTGTTCGATATCGAGCAACAGCAGGTCCCACTTGGCACGCTGCTGTTGTTCTGGAGTTGGTTGCGTCGGCATCAGAGCCCCATCATTTCCCAGCAGTCAGGGCCGATCCCGCGGTCGATGCTTTCGGGCACCGTCAGCGGCCGCCCACAGCGCCCGCAGACGCCTTCGTGGCGGATCTCCAAATCATCGGGGATGCGGCCGTCGAGCAAGTTGCGCCAGAAGTAGTTGAACGCCCGCACGGGGACCGAGTCGGGCGGCAGCTTCGAGCCCTTCGTCGTGCGGAACCCGCTATCGGGGAAGATCATCCCGAGATAGACAAAGTCGCTGACGTTGTCGGGCCCAGCCAGCAGTTGGACGAACCAGCGGTCCTGCGGCTTGCCAGTCGCGCGGTCCTCGGCCCGCTCGACCCGAAACGTGTACCATTTCTGGGTCTTCTTGCTGGTGAGGGTGATCTTGGCCTTGCCAGCCAACGTGTAGGTCTTGGCTTCTTCGGGGGTGTGAAACATCGGGGGATACCTTTTTATCGGGTACCCGTTATGTGGGGATGTTAGCTAAAAGTGCAAGGGCCTTTAGGTGCCAGTCGCGAGGGGGTGAGGTCCCCGGTGCTGGGTCCCTCCACTGGCTGTCGGGGGTTGTTCGGGACCTGGCGCCTGGGACCCTAGCACCAGACCGCGGGACACTTTAGCCGACTGGTCCCAGGTGAATGTCGGGTGTTGAACCGTACCGGGCCCGTCCAAGCGTCACCCGCGCTATGAATTAGACGTCGTCGGGGACGGCGGGTCTGTCCATTCACACAGTTTGATGTAAAGCTCATCTGCCTGGTCACTATTTAGGCCAAGCTGCTCTCGATGCTTTGCCAGCCTGGCAACTGCACTTTTGAGCAACTCAACTTCATCGATAGTAAAGGGTATGTTTATCATCGGTTCGATTTCCCGTTAGTCGGCGTCGTGCAGGATCGCGACGTCGCCGACGATCTGGTGCGTCGTGCCTGGGAGGCAGACCGCGTGATAAAGCTCGGTCGCCCTGGGGTTGACGGGTTTTCGGGCCTGCACGGGCACCAGCTCGAAGTGGTCGCCGCCATGGTCCTCGGTGCGGGTCTCATAACCTTGGTCGTCGACCACCATGACCAGGTCGACAGGTCCACGGCCACGGCGGTTGAGGGCGATAAAATCAAACGTGTCAAACCCAAGCGCCTGTTTCATCGCGTCGAGGCGGGTCATACCCTTTTTGGCTGGGAACGGCACGACCTCTTCATGACCGTCGGTGCGGATGACCAGAAACGAATCGCGCGGTACCGTTGGCATCATTTTGCTTTCCTCTCTTTTACCTCTCTGAGCCTCCCAGCGGTTGAGATCACCCCCCGCGGGCCGCCGATCCTGAAGGCGGTCGAGACCCATCGCCAGCGCCCCGTCGCCATGCGGCGCTTGATATGCTGGCGTAGTTCGCCTGCTGTCGTTCCGAGCGCTTGCGCCAGCGCCTGAAGCTCGCCGCCGCGCTGCAACGCCTCGTCCATCTGCCGAGCAGTTGGTCGGGGCGCACGATCAGGCAGCAGCGGCACCGAGCCGCGCTTGTCGTAGCGCACGCTCATGTTGTTATGGCCGCCCGCCGTCGCGCAGACACTCGCGTCGCAGGCGCTCGTTGACCCGTCGGTCGCATTTCGGGTCGAACGCGCAGCGGCGTTCCTGGTCATAATAGAGCCGACACGAGTAAGGCGGCTCTTGACTGGGCATTTGGGCGTGGGCTCTGACGGCCGCGCTGGGCAGCGCCAGGGCTAGCAGTAGCGTGAAAAGTAGGGGCTTCATGACCGTGGGCGCTTCTTGACGTCGAGCGCGGTGAGCGGGCGCCCGAGCCGCTTTTCCATATCGGCGCGACACAGCATGCCTCTGTCGTCGGGCATGACGCTCTGCCAGACCTCGTCCTGCAGCAGCGGTGAATCGGCGTTCAAACCCCAGATTTCTGCGCTGCGCAGGTCTTTGCCGCAATCCAGGCAGTGACTACCGCGGATTTCATCGCGCATGTGGTCGTCGACAAAGGCCTCGAACTCGTCGAGCGTCCGACCCTGGAAATGGCCAAATGGCACGGTGAACTCGATCTGCCCATCGGGATGGACGAGGGCGTAAAACTCGTGGTCGATCTCGACGATTTCGGAACAAAGCGGGTTGACCCAGGTGTGGTCGAAATTGTTACGGCGGATTTCCCAGGCGACGACGCAATGCTCGAAGCGCTGCACGATGCTTTGCGGGTCGTCGGCGGTGGCGTTGAAGTAGTCACAGTCGATGACGACGATCTTGGTTCCTGGTGCCGCAGCGACGTGGCCCGAAACACTGATCTTTAACTGAGGGTTTGCTGCCATTGTTATTACTCCTGGTTCTCGCCAAGCAGAAATTTGGCCTCACGGCAGGCTGCTTCGGTGTACTGCCGAGGTACGTTCAGGGTGATCGACATGACAGAGCCGATGACGCTGTTGCCTGTCTCACAGCCGTCGAGCCCGTCGGGGTAGTCCTGCACAAGCGCCATGGCGTGCGCGATCAGTCGTGACTGTTCCATTAAAGTTCTCCTATTTAGGGATTACGTGTGAGCGAGCAATCGCCACAAGACGCCTGCCGTCATTACTAGGTTGAAGCCAACCATCCACGTCAGCACGGATAAGCGGCTCTCTATGCTGCCTAGCCGATTTTCATAATTGGCGAGTTCTTCGGCGGCTTTGTCCGCCTTGTCTGGCGAAGCGCCAGCATCTAGCAGCGCGTCTCGCAGGGCGCCAAGTTGAAGTGCCATTAGGGGTTCCTCCTTTGTGGATCAGTCCCACGAATACGATTCTTGGGAACCAGGTTGGCGGATATGGATTTGATAGCTGCCCTGGCTGCGCGCCTCGGTGGCGAGCGCTTGGATCTCTTTGAGATCCTCGCACTGGGCTGAAAACACCAGCCGCTGCCCGTCGGGGCTGAGCACGGCGATGTGCCATTTTGGCTTGCTGCCGCGGGCGTAACGACGAGTCACTCGACCTCCTCGTGGGTGAATTCGATGTCGTAGTCCTTTGCTGGTACATGGCCGTAATCGCGGGCCCGCGGGCCGCCTGGCGTATCGCGACGGGCGATAGCGAGGATGGTCTGGCGGGCATCGCTGCGCGACATCGCGAAGATTGTGTCGCGGGTAAAAATCTTGCCGTCGCGGCGGTCCCTGACGACGTAGTGGTAGCGCTTGCTCCGCGGAGCGGGGCCCGTGGTGTTGAGAGTGATCATTTGCTTTCTCTTTGCTCCTTGATAAACCGTGCGTTGTCGCGCCAGATCTCGCGCCATTCGGCGATCCACGCGAGACATTCGGCCTTGGTGTTAAAGATCTCAGAGGTGCCGTCGCGCAGGTACTGGGCCCACCAATGCGGGCGGAACGTAGGCAGCATCGTGCAGTTGAGCTGTTTGGGGCTGCGGACGTAGCCGTACTCGAACGGGCCGTCGCGGTAGATCTTGCTTTGCATCATTGCACCTTTACGGTAAGCGGTTAATCGAGATGGATTGTCGCGGTGATTTGCTGGGGTGGCGGGCCTGGTGGATGGAGCGGTTGATGCCTGCAAGAACAAATCCCATAAATATCGCCGCCGCCGCAGCGAGCGCGGCGAGCGCTTTTGGGATTTCCCAAATTGCCTGCCGCCGTTTCAGCAGCAGATCAATTTTCAGCACCGCCATGCGTAATTCGTCTTCGCTCATCTTCGGGCCATCTTGGTAGCTTGATCGAGCCGCTGGATCGCATCTTCGATGGCGCAATGGTCGCGGGCGATCCTGTCCATTCGCAGTGTGATCCTGGCCCGCAGACCGCGGATTCGCGCCTGTCGGCGCGGCCCGTCGCTGCTCATGAGCCCGACGGTGCGGTGCCGCAGGGTCAGTCGCGTGTGGCGGGCGTGCAAGGCGCGCCCGCGTTCCATCAGGATTTCCATCTCGCCTGTCATGCAGCGAGATGTGGGGATGTTAGCTAAAAGTGCAAGGAGCTGACTAATGACTTGTGGATAAGTCGGTGGAAAGCGTGGATAGTTAGATGTGCGTCCACGTCATCCGATTGACGATTCCCCAGATGTGCCCTTGTGGTACGTCGAACTCGCGGGCGAGAGCGCTCTGCTCGCCACGTCGCCCCGTGTAGCGACGACGGATTTCGAGGACTTGCTCCTTGGTTAGCTTTCGTGGACGCTTGTTGATGGCCTGTTCCTTTGTCGTTACCCAGCGGCAGTTGTTTGGTTCGTAGTTTCCGTTATTGTCGATCCGCTCCAAAGTGTATTTGGTGGGGCATTCACCCATGTCAGCAAGGAAATCCATGAAGGAAGTTCGCCAACGCTCGCAGACGGTGATTCCGCGTCCACCATAATAGGAATAATGTTTGTGGTTGGGGTTAGTGCAGCGTTGGATCATATTGTACCAAGCATTGTGCTCTCGGGTTCGTGCTTTTCCATGTTTGAAAGACGGACTGTTTGTGCCTGACTGACCATCAGGGTAAAGGTCTTTCAATTGCTGTGCAGCGCGTTCTCGGTTCCAGCAGCCGCAACTTTTGGTCCTGCCTGTACGCAAGTCGCTGAGCCTTATCGTTTTGATTGTGCGACGCTCGCAATTGCATTGGCAGATCCAACGGGTTCGTGCCGAACCGCTTTGTTGTGCTGGGCGCAAAGCGGTCAAACGACCGAATCTTTGCCCAGTTATATCGATCCGTTTCACCTTCGTAATTCCTCAGTGAATTTTTTGGGATCTCTCAACAGCGCGCTGCGGAGATCTTCTCCCGTGGCGTGGAAATCTAGGATTTTAAGCTCGATTGGGGAACAGACGAGATCGTCCATGACAAGTGGTCGCGAGCCGCGAGCCAATGGGCGGGCTTCCGCCTGTTTACGGATAATTGCGGAAGGAGGCGCTTCGAAGAAAAGTAAATAGTCACAGATTGCTAGATCTATACTCATCCCTCCAGTCGCGACATTGGTCACGAGCACTCGTGTCTCACAATTGCGGAAGCGTTCGAGGATCTGAGGACGGTTCGGTGTCCCGCCGCGCAACCAGTCATACTTGATTTTATGCTTTTCCAATAGTTTGCAGATTCTATCCCCCGAATGTATGAAGTCATGCATCACAACCACTTGAAGATCGGGCAGATTGTCGAGAAAGTCGTCGAGCCAGGCGAGTTTGCTGGCGTCGGGGAAATCGACGACGCGGCGTTCGCCTGCGGTGTCGTCAAAGGGGAGAAAACCCGACGCGATCTGTCTCAACCTGACAAACGTCGCATCGATCTCGACGGCTTGCCCCGTGCGCAATTCAACCAGACGGTCGACAGCCTCGTCATAGGCCCGCGCCTGCTCGGCCGACATCGACAGGCGGACGATCCCCTTCAGCACATTGACGTCCTGCACGTCGGCCAGCGCGCAGTGCAGGGTCAGACCCTGCAATTTCTCGCGCAACAACGGCATTTTCTGCTGGTCGAAGGTGTAATCCTGACCCCTGGAAAACTGGTTGTAGCGGGTTGTGCAGAACGCTTCGCGAAAGAACGGGAATGCCCTGGTCAAGGCTGCCCCGCCATCGATCAGATAGACCTGGCCCCATAGCAGCAGCGGGTCGCGGCCAAAGGGGGTGCCAGTCAACCCCAGGCGCCAGCGGCATCGCGCGAGGAGTTCTGAAGCCATTGTAAAACGTAGGGTGTCCCAATGCCCTGCCATGTGGATCTCGTCGACGATGGCGGCGTCAAAGAACTCGGCGGCGGCGCGCAGTGTTGCGCGGTCGGCGTAGAGCACTTTTTTCCGCCCTTCCTGCTTGACGGCAAAGATCGTCTGCAAGGTCGACCAACTGATCAGAACCGCGTCGCAGCGGCTGGCGAGGGCGTCGACCAACTGGTCGGTGGCCGCGGACCCGCTGCGCACGACGGCAATGTCGAGATATGAGTGTAGCGCTGCTTCGTGCTCCCAGACATCGACGCCGACGGGGGCATGCGCGATGATCAGGGCCTTTTTTGTAAGTTGTCCCGAATAGATCAGATAACTCAGCCAATCCAGGCTAAGTTTTGTCTTACCCGTACGCATCTCGTAGAACAGCAGCCCGCGCTTGGCCCACAGCGCAAACGCCAACCCTTCCAGTTGGTGCTGGTAGGGGTCGGTCTTGGTCAGCAATTCGTGACCGCCGCTGGCCAGGATGCTGTCGCGCAGCGCGCGGCTGCCTGCGCCGCGGAACAGCCGCTGTGCGACAGGCGCGGTTGGCTGCTCTAGGAGGTACTTGCGGATCGCCGCCTGGCTGGTCGGCATTAGGGCGATTGCCAGCCTGCTTCGCGCGCCAGCCGCAGTGTCGTCAGCACCAGGATGCGCAGGCTGGCGATGTGGCTGCGCGCCGTGCCGACCTGGCGTTCGCGCAGCCGCTGCACAATGGTGTCGAGACTGGCGCCCTCATCGGCCAGGACCAGGTGGATGACCTGAGTCGAGGCGGGTTCATCCCGCGGCGGCGGGGGCGGCGGTAGTGCGTTTGGCACGATATGGCGCGCAGGCACGGCGCTGCCGCTGGGCCGCATGATGCGCTCGGGTGTCCTGGCATCTTCCCCGCGCCCCACTGGCGCCGCCTCGGTGCTCGTCCCGCAAGACACCGAATCGTCGCGGGTGAGCGCACCACCCAGGCGCGGGGAAGCTCGGTCAAACCCGTCGGGCATCGGCACGGGCAGTGCCGCCTGCAGCGC